CTCAGCTTTATCCTTATCAAAAGTATTCCTACCTGAGTAGTCATCAATCATGTAGAAAGGCATCGTACCAATTGAGCAGCCAACACCAACATTTAGGATGTTATCCTCTGGCCTCGCTTCTTCAAAGGTTTTGATGTGGTTCGGGTTAGCCTCTATGCACACGCCTCGCCAGCCACGCTCATACAGTAGCGCAGTGTTGCTGATGTTCCAGGGATTGTGTGCGCCTACATCAAAGTATCTGCCTTTCTCAATACCTAGCTTGTAAAACACATTCAGTAGTATTAAGTCTTCTCCAAACTGCGAGTAAGTCTTATCACCAAATGCTTGGTCAGGATGACTCATGTGTTCTTCTCCTTCAGCACTTGCTCTGCCCACAATGCACCACGGTTAAATTCATTCTTCACAGTAGCAACATCTTCATCTTCCAGCCCAACCCATTCACGCTTTGGTGGTGCGGTGTAGAGTGGTCCTTCAGTAGGTTTTTTGAACCACTTTATTGAGGGAACTTGTGCCCAACTCCAGTAACCCTGTCATAGTACAGACCACAGGCAGGGCCAGTCAACCCAGCAAATCGATTCTTCAGCACTCGAACCTTGGTTGTGTGGCGTTCCTTGAGGTCTTCAGCCTGCCCGTTACGCTCAAGACCTAACACCATGTCAGACAGTTGACCAATCGAACCTGAGCCTCGTAGTGCAGACAGAGAGGTACTTGCTCCTTCCTCGTGTCCCTTTCCATCAGGACGCTTCAGATGCGAGACACAGAACAAAGCAATGCCTGTTTCTTGGACAATCATTCGCAGCTTGGTCATGATTTCGTCCAGTGCCTTACGCTCGTCACCATTCTCCTGGGCAGACACAACAATAGACACATGGTCTAGGAAGATGTACTTGCAACCCAATGCCTTAGCCATAAACCTAACCCTGCTGATGATGTTATCGATTGCAGTAGACCCGAAGTGATCAAACAGAAACACACGACCAGTTCCTAGTGTAGCATCAAAGGAAGAGCGAAGCTCATCATCAGTGACTTCAACATCAGGCAGATGCAGTGGCTTGTTAGCATGCAAGCTCATCAGACTCTTGGCAGTGCGCTTGACTGACTCCTCAAGAAACAATAGGCCAATGTTTTCCTGGCTGCTGTTGATGATGTGATACACAATCTCTCGCAGAAACTGTGACTTGCCCAGGCCAGAGCCAGCAGTGATGGTCACCATCTCACCAGTGCGAATGCCATAGGTCAGGTCATTCAATCCTGAGAATGGGTACAACACTCCTTTAAATATCTTGGCTTTAGTTCCAAGGATTTCAGCGACCTGATTAGCAGCGTTTCTGCCTGCCTCATCGTTGTCAAAACAGATGACGATATTCTCGAATGAGTCGAGCCACTCATAATTTGCCTTGACATCCTGTGCTGCATTGCCTGCGCCATTCCTAACAGAAACCACAGGATACTTAGAACCCAGCATCTGATACGCAGCCGCAGCGTCAAACTCTCCCTCTGTGATGGTGACATACTTGCCTCCCTTTGTAAACAATTGCTGCCCGAAGAGAGTACCCTTCTGCCACTCACCCTCGATGCTGAATCGTTTGTCACTAATGCTACGCTTCTTGAATGCTACCAGATTATCGCCAGAGTAGTAAGGAAAATAATAGCTATTGTCTTTAGTGCCAATGCCATATGTGATGCAAGTGTCACGAGTTAAACCCCTATCTTGGACAGACTGGTACAACAAATCATGTATGTTTGTAAAGTTAGTATTCACTTTAGTTAGTTTCTGCACAGGTTCATCTTGCTTTTTGCGAGTAGCTTTACCACAGCTAAAGCACCTGCTACCCCAGTCGTAGTAAGTCAGTGCATCTGAGCTACCACAATCAGGACAGGGCTGATGAGCTTTGAGTTGTTCACCCATTTAACTTCTCCAGTTTTGACATCCTTAATTGTAACACCTCATGCAATACTTTGTCAAGACCGTGTTGTATGGACAGGTCAGCAAAGGAAGACAGAGTGAACCAGTAATGTGATTCTTCGCCTGTCTCAGAGATAAATCTTTGTTGATCGTCTTCCACTATGTAGTTCCTTATAAGATAATTATTAATAATCATACTACTTAATAACTAAGTAGAGATAGTTTAGCATAATTAATCATCAATGTCAAGCACAATATCCATACCACAATGATGGATATCGTCATGATTATCTGTCTCATCTTCGTCATGCGCTAAGTCTGTCCTTTCTATCGTAAGTATGTACTCACTAACACTAGAGAAACAATTGTTACACAGGTCAGTGTACTCATTAGTTAACACACTCTTTCGAGTAGCTTCAAAGTCTGTTAATACTGCATTGCAGCTAAGGCATCTCATGGTTTGTTGTTCCGTTCATTATGCAGATTGATAGTCAGTCTTGATACCTGTGCGTCAGCAATCCTGAGTTCGTTTTCTAAACTATCTATCCTGGACTTTAGTAAACGATTCTCATGCTCTAACTCAGCAATATAACTCTCAATATCATCAAGCAAACCACTTAATGTATGCTTAGCTACATCTACCCAGGTCATCATCGCATCGCTTCCATAGTCAGGCCAATGTTACCCAATGCATAGCCCAGGAAAGCAATACCCAGGCCATGATGACCCTTGATTAGCAGGTCCACAGACACCACCAAATACACCAGCCCGATGATAGCAATTAAGGGCGCAGCCATGTTATCTCCCAGCTATCGAAACCCTTTTTGCTAGGGAATTTTTCGTTCAACATCTCGATAGCTTTGCGTGTGGTGTCAGGTCCACACCACTTGATAAGTTCCTCAAGCTCCTCGTACATATCCTTGTAGTCAGAGTATCTCCAGCGCAATTCAATAATGTCAGCACACAAATAAGCCTCATCAAATTGCATGTCCTTGATAACCTGCTCAAGCTCTGCAACTTTGTCCTCTAGTGCGTTGACCTCGTCATTGTGTGCGTCAATATGCACCCAGTCTTCCTGTCCAATGTAGCTCATATCTTTATCCTTTCGCTTATGTCTACCTGCTCCGCTACGCTGTGCGTGCTTTGCTACAAAATTCCTCTGCTTCATCATACACCTCCAGGATGTTAATCCATGTGCCAAGATACCATGTACCACCTTGTGATTCAGGGCGCTTGATGATGTCCATAGGATCAAACTCTACCTTGGCCCAAACACGGTCACCACCTTGTCGTAGGTGTGGTGCTTTCATCTCAGCACAGATGTGCCAACCAGGACGAAAAGCATAGCCCTTAGTGTGATGAGCTTCAGCAAAATAAAATGTGTTTGGAACCAGTCGCTGCTTACGATTAATAAACAGTGGACCTAGTGAACCATCCTTGCGCTTACGAAACAATTTATAACCAATCATACTAAACTCCATAAGTTTATTAAATGTTATATGTAAAGTCTAGGTCTACACCTAGAAAGTATAAGCATCTTCCATCTTTTAGTTTAACATAGCAAAATGCATGGTCATCAGGATCTGCAGGGTCATCACCAATGATTGCGCCTTCAAGTTCTTTTGCACTTACAAGAATATCTTCTACCATATTGTCATAACCTTCAAAGGTTTTTGAAGCGGGAATTAACAATCCCATTTCAGCAAGGTCATCCCGCATTCGCACATTTGTCATGTTATACTAAACCCCTAGCAATAACAAAGATTGATGGAATGAATGTTACCATCTTTTTTAATTTTGTCAAGCTGATCTTTGGTGCTTCACTGTCCCCATTTTTATCTGTGCCTAGGACTAAAGCCTTACCACACAATGGACTATGATACCCTTCAACCATAAAAAATTCTTGATTGTCCCTGTATAATCCCTCGTCATCAATATAAATAGTATCACCATTCCTATTGATTCGGACACAGTCAAACAATTGACAATCAATCAGTCTATAGATATCCTCATAGTCTCCACTATAGTCTACTTGTTCAATGCTACCCTCGTAAGGGTCAATTAAAAATGCTTTCATCATTCCCATCCTTGCGCTTCCGCATTATAAAATAAAACCTCATCAACCCAGCATGCGCTAGCATCGTAGTCATGCCTTAACATTCTAGTGTCTTCGGTTATGGTGTTGCAAATATGCTCATCATCAGATGATCCAGGTTCGACATCATCAAATTCTAAAATTACCACCACACGCATCTTGCTCATAGTTTTCCCATATAAGTAAATTGACAACCATACCATGCTATAAGGAAATCATAATATTCCTGCGCTTCCTCTTTAGTTTTAAAATACTTAATAACATCTCGATGAGTAACATAGTATCGCATAAGACCCCCGTTGTTGTATTTTTACCACATTGCCAGGCACTAGACCATACTATAGACTAATAATAACCACATTGTCAATACTGTCATTTGTTGTATTTTTACCACATTTCCTGGCATCAACTTGCTGAGATGTATACTAACAGAAAATAGACACATGTCAAGCATAACCCCATAGTCCAGTCAACTATTACCTTTTTCATTGTTGCGTTGCAATAATCTTAATGATTTTACCCTTAGCCCCATGATATGGATAAGATATCAGGGACACATCCTTAGACCAGCAAGCACGACAGTCTAGACACTTACCACCTTGCTTATACGCTGGACACTCATGACCTAGTCCAGCCCCTGATTTAGGGACAATGGTGCTAGTAGTCCTGAAACCCTCTAAAATGCCCCCAGTGACGCTATCACTCGACATGCGTACCACCACATTAGGCAAAGCCTGCAGTGCTTCCAGGACCTCGTAATACTTTGGAAATTTATAGGTCCGAGTAGGTATCCAGTGCTTTACATGCGGAGTACGAGAGCAAACCTCTAGGATTTTCTGCCCAAGGTCTACGGAAACAATGTCGCCACTGTCAAACCACCTAAAATGGGTTTGTCGTTTCAGTGCTTTGACCATACGGTCAACCCATCAGGCATTTTATAAAAACCAGCCCTGGCATAGCAAACCTTACAGGCATCAACCACACTGCCATCAGGGTTTTTAGCCCCATGACATGTCTCGAATGCCTCTAGCGACCAGGAATAACAGCCTAGTTTACTAGTCTTCGATAACATACGACCTCCAGTTAACTTACCAGGGTAGACTATATCCTAATCTACCCCAGTCAGTCAACTAGGTTAAACCCTGATGATGTCGTGATCTGCAGCGACTAAGTCTATGTTACTATTCCACACTAGGCGCTCACCTCCTGATGCTAACTGCACCTTAGTCCGAAGATATCCAGCCCGTAGGACCTTGCCGTTTTTATACTTTCCGTCCCCAGTGTATACTGTGAGGAATCTACCGCCCCGATTCTGTAGGGTTTTTTTGCTTGATACTGCTTTGCGGATCAATTGGAACATAAAACCTCCAGGGTTACTCGGTAAGCACTATTGCCTGCCGATGATTGAATACTACTCTTATTGCACTGCACCATGCAATAGGGATAAACCCTAATGTATATTTATACAGTAGCACCATTTTGGTGCATAGGTAGTAGCACTGATATGGTGCATCATAGTCTCTCTCTATCACTGCCCAGGACACGATAGCCTTTACCTATTGGCACAATTCTTGCATAGCAAGATCTATACCAGACGCACTGTAGGGTTATTTGTTGTATTTTAGAGACACAGGGGGTGGGGGTAACGCAAACATGGCTGACGTTATGTAACCTCCTACACACAAGAAAGGGTAAAATAGGAATTAAATAGCAGAAAACTGTCCTAAATAGGGCAAAATAGGGCTAGATTCCCACCATAGAAAAAGCCTTATAAATCAATAAGTTAGACTTGTATACAAGATATCCACAGTCTAAGAAGAAAAAGGAAGAGCTAATCTGTGCTCTTTAGCCCCTATTTAGTACAAAAGACTTGACTTTTTCTAAAAAATATGCTATAATAAATGCACTCTTAAGGAACTATGTAGAAACTAAGTAGCTTCTAAGAAGAATAATTATTAATATTTGTTTTTACTTTCTAAGTAGTCTCTGATTAGTAGACTACATTCTGCTACATACTAATGCATTCTACTGCATCACTATGTAGAAACTATGTAGAGGAGAATTTGGTGTCTAACACTGAACCTCTGTCTGATGTGTCTGTGTCCCCTCCTAAACGGAAGCGTGGCAGACCTCGCAAGGCAGACATTGAAGCAAAGAAAAACCGTGGAGTGGTTGGAAGACCCCCAGGCGAAGCTGCCAGAATTAAAGAATTTTATGCTCGTCTGTTGAGCACCAGCGGAGAGAAGGTTATTGAGACTGTACTCCGCAAGGCTATGGATGATACCGACAAGGATCAGGTGGCCTGTCTCAAGATGTGTATGGATAGGCTGTTACCTGTGTCCCATTTTGAGAAGCAGGGACAGGGCAGAAGCAACGCTATCCAGGTACAGATTGTTACCACTGGTACGCCACAGATCGCTGCCAGGGAAACTGAAGTTAACTATGAAGTAATTGATATGGAGGCTCCAGATGGCAAATCTGAGAGTTGAACTCCATCCTAAGCAGACAGAGGTATTTAATGATAGTCACCGTTTTAAAGTGGTTGCTGCAGGACGAAGATTTGGAAAGTCTCGCCTTGCTGCTTGGACCCTCATCATTGAAGCATTAAAAAGTACAGAAAAGGATGTCTTCTATGTTGCTCCAACTTTTCAGCAAGCTAAAGACATCATGTGGGGCGTTCTTAAAGAGCTTGGTCACGAGGTTATCAAATCTGTTCACGAGAATACGGCAGTTATTACGCTTGTAAACGATAGGAAGATTTACCTTAAAGGTTCTGACCGTCCAGATACAATGCGTGGTGTGGGTCTAGCGTATGTCGTGATTGACGAATATGCTGACATGAAACCACAGGTGTTCGAGCAGATTCTTAGACCTGCTCTAAGTGATGTAAAAGGTGGAGCATTATTTATCGGTACACCGAAGGGACGCAATCACTTCTATGAACTGTACCAGATGGCTCAAAGAGGCGAAGACGAGGATTGGTCATCTTTTCACTTTACCTCGTTTGATAATCCGCTACTTGATCCGAAGGAGATTGAGGCAGCAAAGAAATCAATGTCTTCCTTCAGTTTTAGACAGGAATACCTTGCTTCTTTCGAAGCCGCCCAGTCAGACCTCTTCAAAGACGAATGGATTAAGTATGTTGATTCTGATGATTTGCCTGATGACGGTTCTTATTACATCGCTGTTGATTTGGCTGGCTTTGAAGATGTAAGCAAGCAAGCCAGTAATAAGAAGAAGCATCTGGATGAAACAGCAATTGCAGTAGTGAAGGTCTGTCTTGATGGTTGGTATGTTGATACGATTGTAGCAGGAAGATGGGATATCAAAGAAACCGCAAACAAGATATTAGAAACAGCAAGAAGTTACGATGTTCGATTAGTAGGTATAGAGCGAGGAATGGCAAAGAACGCCGTACTC